TCTCAATGAGATTGATGCAGATTTTAGTCCTGAAGATGATCTTATACCATTTGCTCTACAGTTTTGTAGAAAGCTTTATGAGACTCCTACAATGAGAGCATATGATGGTATCAAGAGAGCCTTAGATAATATTGCAACATACATGGCCAATGCAAGTATTACTGATGGTAAAGATGGAAATATCAACCAGATTAGAGCCATGGCAAAAGATTTTGATTCAATTAGAATATCATACAAAGGTGCTTATAAAGACTTGCAGGATGAACAGACAAGTCATGTACGTGGTGGTGCAGGTTTAGCATATGATCAATTGTAACTATGACTAGTGATTTCTACAGCGGTATACCCACATGGGATAATGGTATTTGGACTGAGACAACATTTGATTCTCGGGAAGAATACATATCCTTTCTTGAAGGTATTTTCAAGGAACCGGGTAAATACAGTTTTGATGAGACAAGCACACTCTTCAATGAGCAAGCTAGAAAATTTAATCTCCAGGGTTTATATGTAACACATCCTCAAGGAACTAAAGATTACATTGCATACTGGAATGATCAAAAGAAGAAATGTAGATATGGTGTAATATTTAAGTCAGGTGAAAACACATGGTATATTCCTAGAGATTATTACATGTGGCTCAACTATCTACCAATCTTCAATAAAGAAACTCAGAAGTTTGGTTTTGCTGATGTACGTGATGCTCAATATCATTTGGCATTATATGAATGTCTTGCAGAACTTAATTTTAGACATTCAGCAATTCTTAAAAAACGTCAGATTGCTAGTTCTTATTACCATGCCGGTAAACTGATTAATCAGATCTGGTTTGAAGAAGGGGTTACTCTCAAGATGGGAGCTAGTCTCAAAGACTATATCAATGAGAAAGGAACCTGGAAATTCTTAAATGAGTATGAGGCTTTCTTGAATGAGCACACTGCTTGGTACAGACCAATGAATCCTAACAAGGTAATGATGTGGCAGCAGAAGATTGAAATCACTACAGGTACCAACAAACGTAAGACAGAGAAAGGTCTTAAGGGTGTGTTACAAGGAATGTCATTTGAAAAAGATCCTACAAATGGTGTAGGTGGACCTTGTAAATACTTCTTTCATGAGGAGGCAGGAATTGCCCCTAAGATGAATACTACATTTGAGTACATACGCCCTGCTATGAAATCAGGGTTTATGACTACAGGTATGTTCATTGCTGCAGGCTCAGTGGGTGACTTGAGTCAGTGTGAGCCACTTAAGACAATGATCACTAGACCTGATGCAAATGACATCTATGCCCTAGAATCAGATCTTATTGATGATACCGGTGTTACCGGTAGAACTGGTTTATTTATTCCAGAACAATGGTCAATGCCACCATACATTGATAACTATGGTAACTCAAAAGTAGAAGAAGCTTTAAAAGCTTTGGATGAACAGTTTGCAATATGGAAGAGAGAACTAGATCCGCAGGAGTATCAACTGAGGATATCTCAGCACCCAAGAAATATCAAAGAAGCATTTGACTTCAGAACAGTATCAGTATTTCCATCTCACCTTGTAAATGCACAGCTTAGAAGAATTGATGACAGAGAATATGCTGAAGAATATTTTGATATTTATAGAAATGATAAAGGTGAACCTACAGTAACTCATACTAACAAGGTACCTATTAGAGAATTTCCAATTACAAAGAATACTGATGACAAGACTGGTTGCTTAGTGGTATGGGAAAAACCAGTAAATGATCCTGAGTTTGGAATGTACTATGCATCTATTGACCCTGTAGGTGAAGGAAAAACCACAACCTCAGAATCACTATGTTCTATCTATGTATATAAAACTGCCATTGAGGTAACTAAAAAAGATGTTGATGGTGTTCAAACATTTATAGAAAGAGATAAGATTGTAGCTGCATGGTGTGGTAGATTTGATGATATCAATAAGACACATGAAAGATTAGAGTTGATCATTGAGTGGTATAATGCATGGACTATTGTGGAAAATAACATCCCACAGTTCATCACACACATGATTAACAGGAAGAAACAAAAATACTTGGTACCAAGGCAGCAGATACTTTTCTTAAAAGATATTGGAGCAAATGCTAATGTCTTTCAAGAATATGGTTGGCGTAACACCGGTACTTTGTTTAAGAGTCACATGATAAGCTACGCTATTGAGTTTATCAGGGAGGAGCTTGATCAAATATCAACTGATGATGGTAAGGTAGTTAAGACTATCTTTGGCATTGAGCGCATACCAGACATAATGCTGTTAAAAGAAATGATGGCATATAGGGATGGTGTGAACGTGGATAGACTTGTATCTTTTGCTGCACTGGTTGCATTTGCTAAAGTGCAACAGGCTAATAGAGGATACAAAAAGAGATTTGAAGAAACAGCAGCATCAAAAAACTTGGATAACACCAATAAATTCAGTAAATTAAATAGGAGCCCCTTCCGTCACATTGGTGGATCAGGATCAGGCTCAAGTGGTATGAGAGTACCAAAACAACCCTTTAGAAATTTAAGATAGTATGCAGGTATATAACGCAATGCAATTAAAGAATGGGGCCAAGGGTGAGTATAACCGCATGGGTACACTCAACCAACCTATTCAATTTTTACCTAGATCAAAGAAAGATGATGATTGGTCAGCTTGGAATCTAGATTGGCTAGAGTGGGAAGGACTCAAGCATATCCGTAGAAATGCACGCAGGTTTATGAAAAACTATAAACTTGCTAAAGGTATCATTGACCGCACAGACTACATTATTGAAGAAGATGATGAGTATGCAGATCTTATAGATACTCTCACTAAGGATGATGTTTCTGCACTTGAGTTGAAGTTCTATCCAATCATACCCAATGTTGTAAATACATTGGTATCAGAATTTGCTAAAAGAAATACTAGGGTTACCTATACTGCTGTTGATGAGTATTCTTACAATGAGATGCTTGAACTTAAAAGACAGAAAGTAGAAGACGTTCTTCTTTTTGATGCTGAGCAAAAGATGGCAATGAAGCTAGCTCAGATGGAGCAGAATCCTAATACTGAAGAGTATCAAAAGGCAATGGCACCAGATTCTCTCAAGAATCTACCAGAGATTCAAGCCTTCTTTGATAAGAGTTATAGAAGCATGGTGGAGCAATGGTCAGAACATCAGCATAGAGTTGATGTTGAGCGCTTCAAAATGGATGAGCTAGAAGAGAGAGGTTTCCGTGATATGCTTATTACTGACCGTGAGTTCTGGCACTTCCGCATGCTAGAGGATGATTATGATATTGAATTATGGAATCCCGTTCTTACCTTCTACCACAAATCACCTGAGAATAGATATATCTCTCAAGGACAATGGGTAGGTAAGTTTGATATGATGACAGTTGCTGATGTTATTGACCGTTATGGATGGTTGATGACAGAGGATCAGATGAAAGCATTGGAGCTTATTTATCCTGTACGTTCTGCAGGTTATCCTATCCAGGGTTACCAGAATGATGGTAGCTACTATGATGCTACTAAGTCACATGACTGGAATACTAAGATGCCATCACTTGGGTACAGACAATTCACTTCTATGTGGGATAATGCCCATTATGGTGGTGACATTGTAAACTGGATCATGATGAATGATGAGGATTACTTTGATCTTGGTATGAGTAACATGCTCCGTGTAACAACCGTGTACTGGAAGTCACAAAGACGTGTGGGTCACTTGACTAAGATTACAGATAATGGAAATATTATCCAGGATATTATTGATGAAACCTATAAGGTAACTGATAAGCCTGTATATGATAATAGCATTATCAGAAACAAATCAAAGGATACTCTGATATTTGGAGAGCACATTGATTGGATCTGGATCAATGAAGTATGGGGTGGTGTAAAGGTTGGTCCTAATAGACCTACATTCTGGGGATCAAATAACCCTGGTGGTATTAACCCTATCTACCTTGGTATTAATGAGAATGCTATCAAGCCTCTCAAGTTCCAATTTAAAGGTGATGCTAGTGTATATGGATCTAAGCTTCCTGTAGAGGGATCTGTATTCTCAGATAGAAATACAAGATCAACTGCACTTGTTGATTTGATGAAGCCATTCCAGATTGGATACAATATTGTAAATAATCAGATAGCAGATATCCTTGTAGATGAGCTAGGTACTGTAATTCTGCTTGATCAGAATGCATTACCAAGACACTCATTAGGTGAGGACTGGGGAAAGAACAACCTTGCTAAGGCATATGTGGCAATGAAGAACTTCCAGATGTTGCCACTTGATACATCTATTACCAATACTGAAAATGCTCTGGCCTTCCAGCATTATCAGAAGCTTGACCTTGAGCAGACAAACCGTTTGATGTCAAGGATACAGCTTGCAAACTACTTTAAGCAACAAGCCTTTGAAGTTGTAGGTATTACACCACAGCGTTTAGGACAGCAGATTGGTCAGCAAACAGCTACAGGTATTGAGCAATCAATCAATGCAAGCTATGCACAGACTGAGACATACTTCATTCAGCACTGTGATTACTTGATGCCACGTGTGCATCAGATGAGAACAGACCTTGCTCAGTACTACAATTCTACAAAACCATCTGTAAGATTGCAGTATACTACATCTATGGATATACGCAAGAACTTTGAGATAAATGGTACTGACCTTCTTCTAAGAGATCTCAATATATTCTGTACTACCAAAGCAAATCATAGAGCAATGCTTGAGCAACTTAAGCAAATTGCAATTCAGAATAATACAACCGGTGCCTCTATCTATGATCTAGGTAATGTGATTAAATCTGAATCTATTGCTGAGGTGACTCATATCCTTAAGGATGCTGAAGCTAAGCAGAAAGCAATGAAGGAACAAGAAATGCAGAATCAACAGATGATGCAAGAAAAGCAACTTCAAGCTAAAGCAGAAGAGGCAAGACTTAAGATGGAATTTGAGACTCAGGAAAATGCTAAGGATAGAGAAGCAGATATACTTCAGGCTCAGATCAAAGCTGCAGGTTATGGTGCTATGCAAGATATGAATGAGAATAAGCAAAGTGACTATGTAGATTATATGGACAGACTTGAGAAGACTAGTCAATATCAAGATACTATGAACTTTGAGCGCCAGAAAGAAATAACAAAGCAGTCTGAGCATAGAGATAAAATGAATATTGAGCAGCAAAAACTCAATGTTCAAAGAGAGATTTCACAGAACCAGGTAGAGATTGCTCTTAGAAATAAGAACAGATTTGACAAACCTGAGGACAAAAAGGATAAGAAAAAGTAAGGTTAGCTATATCATGCACAATATAAAAACTTGCATGCTAATTTATAAAGTTTAAACCAATACTTTTGACTATATTATTAGTGTAGAATTAAACCAACAAGAATGAGTGAGCAAACCAACACAACTGAGAGTACATCCATTGAGCAAGTTGACTTGAACTTGGATGAGATTCTTGGGATGCCAGGAGCAGAAAGCGTTATGCTTCCTGAGGACAAGAAAGAGGAAAAACCCCACATGTTTAGTAAACCTGCTGAGGATATGTCTTTCCTTAATGAGGAAGATGGATCTGAAGAAGATGGCACTAAGAAAGAACCAAAGGTTGATACACAGGCTGTAATTAAAGAGCTTGATGAAGAAATGTTTGGTGCTCCTGGTGATGAGGAGGATGATACTAAAAAACAACCGGGGAGACCTAAGCTTGACAAGAGCGGTGTGAGTGAACTTTTTGGGAAACTCATTGAGAAAGGACACATTGTTCCTTTTGATGATGATAAATCTCTAGAAGAATACACTATAAAGGATTTTGAAGAATTATTTGAAGCAAACCTTGCTGACAAAGAAAACAAGATCCGTGAAGAGACACCACTAGAGTTCTTTGATGCATTACCAGAAGAACTTCAGGTAGCTGCTAAATATGTAGCTGATGGAGGAGATGACTTAAAAGGTCTTTTCCGCATCTTATCTGAAGTAGAAGAACACCGTCAACTTGATGCTGCTGTTCCTAAAGATCAGGAGATGATTATCAGAGAGTACCTAAGAGCTACAAACTTTGGTAATGAAGAAGAGATTGATGAAGAGATTTATGGATGGAAAGATAGAGGTGAGCTTCAAGCAAAAGCTTTGAAGTTTAAACCAAAGTTAGATAAAATGCAGGAGCAAGTTGTTGCTCATAAGCTAGCTCAACAAGAGAACTTCAGAAAACAACAACAAGCTGCAGCACAGCAATACATGCATAATGTATATACCACCTTAAGTGGTGGTGAAGTAAATGGTATTAAGTTGGATAAGAAGACACAAGGAATGTTATACACAGGCCTTATACAACCTAATTATCCTTCTATATCCGGTAAGCAGACTAACATGTTAGGACACTTACTAGAGAAGTATCAGTATGTTGAACCAAGACATGATCTTATTGCAGAAGCTCTATGGCTTCTTGCAGATCCAGATGGATACAAGAATAAGATCCGTGATCAAGGTAAGACAGCACAAGTTGAGAAGACTGTGCGCCAGCTTAAGACTGAACAAGCTAAGATGGCAAGCGGCACACCAGTTGTTGAAAAAGAGGAGACTACACAGCGTAGGATCCCCCGCAATGGCAACTTTTTTAAAAGATAACCCTTTAATTTAAATAAATTATAATGGCAACTCCAGTTTTAAACAATGGTATATTTCTACGAGATACCAATTATGCGGCTAGCTCGCACGTAGATTCTTACCACTTGGTTAACATGCTGAAGAATGCAGAACCTATGGACCTTGGTCCTGTGGACCTTTGGGCTATGGCTCAAAAGGTAGAAATGCCTCTTTATCAGATGTCTAGCTTTGGTGGAAAGAACGTTATTAATGTTGACAATGCACGTGGTGAATACAAATGGCAAACGCCAATTGTAATGGACCTTCCGTACATTGTTGATTTAGTGGAAACCGGTGACGCAGGTGATAGCCTGGGTGCAGATGGTACTACTTTCAAAATCAAAATTTCGCGCAGAGAGTTTGGTCATGGTGATATCATCACTTATGACAAGTACAACGGTGCGGAATTGTACATCACTGCTGATGACATCGTTCCTTTGGGTGATGGATTCTTGTACACAGTACAGTTGGTAAACAATGATAGTTCTTATGGACTTGACCCTGTTTATCTTACTTCTGGTACAAAGGTCTTCCGTAAGGGTTCTGCTCGTGGTGAGTATGGTGAGCGTTTCTCTGATATTGTAACAGCAAGTGGTTTCCGTGAGTTCTACAACTTTGTAGGTGGAGCAGAAGCACACGTACACTATTCTGTATCATCACGTGCTGATCTTATGATCAAAGGTGGTATGAATGCAGACGGTACGGTACCTGTAGTAGAGATCTGGCGCAACTTTGACAAAAACACTGATCCATCTATTGCTAACCTTGATAACATGGTTAGCCGTATGGGTAAAGATTATGTGAAGCGTGCAATGGGTAATGGTTCATTGAGCCGCACTTTCTTGACTGCAATGGAAGCAGCTCACTTGACTAAAGTGGCAACAGACATTGAGACCTACTTGATGTGGGGACAAGGTGGACGTGTGCGCCAGGATGGTCCAGATGACTTGCGTTTGTCTGTGGGTCTTTGGAAGCAGCTTGATAACTCATTCAAGCGCATTTACAACAAATCAAACTTCAACCTTGATTTGTTCCGTTCAGAGATTTACAACTTCTATGCTGGTAAGGTAGACTTCCAAGGTCCAGACCCTAAGCGTCAGTTGGTTGTACAAACTGGTATGGGTGGTATGCGTATGGTTAATGAAGCAATTAAGCGTGAAGCAATGTCTTCAGGTTTGTTGATTCAGGCTGCTGACATTGGAGCTATCACTGGTAAAGGAATGGACTTGAACTTTGGATTTACATACACTTCATATGTTATACCATTCTTGGCTAACGTGAAGTTTGTGTTGAACCCAGCGTTTGATAACCTTCACACTAATGACATTGAAAACCCAATCATTGATGGTTTCCCATTGTCATCTTATAGCTTCATCATCTTTGATATCACAGACAATACAAATGATAACATCTTCTTGTTGAAATTGTCTTGGGATAATCAATTGAAGTGGTGGTACCAAAACGGTACTATGGACTACATGGGACGTACACAAGGATTCCAGTCATCTGGTCAGTTTAATGGATACCGTGTATTCATGACACAGACAATGCCTGCTATCTGGGTGAAAGACCCAACCAAAGTATTGAAAATTGTTATGAGAAACCCAATCACTGGTGGCTCATTCTAAAGAATCATAAAAATAGGGAGGAGCCACAACTCCTCCTTTTTTTGTTTAAATCTAAAATTAAAAAAATGGCAAATATTCCCGCTCTTAAAAAAATTGTTCCTACATCACCTGATCAAATTCTTAAGACTTCTGCAGAATCAGAATCTGCTGTAGCAAGAATGGCACATCTAAATCGTGCAGCAGTGTATAGTGGTAGTGAAATTGCAACTGACACTGTATCAAGTACAGCTGCTACATACTTAGTATTATCTAGACCTTGTGGCTTACTTACAGTTACAGATTTAGGAATAACTGCAGGTGATAACACTCAATTTGATCTTGTATTTAATGAATCATTATATGAAGCTGGTGCTAATGTTAGTACACCTGCATTTGTACAATTGACTATTGCAACAAGTGATAATGATTTTGGTATTCTCTATATAAGAAGTATTCCTGTTGTTGATGGTTTTATTAATGTAGAAATCTATAATAATGACACAGTAAATGACTTAGATACAGTAGTATTTTTTTATACGGTGATTCCACAAATTTAATAACTTTGTTATATAAACCAACAAAACCAACATTATGAGTTTCACATTAGTAGAAACAACTACAATTAAAAGAAGTCCCGTTACAGTTAAGCCATATTTTGATGGACGCTTGTCTAACATGGGTCTTGAGAACTATGGCTTATCTCTTTTTGAAGGGGTAACGCACTATGAACAACTAGCATGTCTTGAG